ACCGAGTTAAAAGACTTAAAGGTCGAGGGTGTAAACATCTTTACAGATGAATCACTTGAAACACTCAAAGAAACAATAGGAAAAGAAGCTGCTAAGAAAGGCGGCAATACTATTGTTGAAATGGAAGTCAAAAGACTTCGTGATGCCGGCGGGTTGTCATTCGAAGGCAAAACTATTGAAAACCTATTAAAAGCATCAAACGACAAAACTTTGACAGATGCAAAAATTGAGCCCAACCAGAAAATTGACGATCTAAAAACGACTGTTGAAAAATTACAAGGTACTATCGGCACGTTAGAGCAAGATAAAGTAGAGTTATCAAACTCGTTTAATGCTCATAAAACATCTGCAAAGATCAATGATAGGATAAAAGCTGTTATGCCTGATGAATTACCACAGGGATGGAATAAGCAATCATTAACACAGGTCTATCGTATGTCTCGTGATCTTGCTTACAATGATGAGAATGAGTTAATAATTAAGATCGACGGCAAAGAGCTACGAGATAAAACAGAAAAACCTGTTGATGTAAAAATTGATATGGCAAATTTTATGACAGAGCAGGGTATTGTAGTCAAAAAAGACGGTAGAGGAGGGGGAAATGAAGGTGGCGAAGGTGCTACTGAGCTATCACATATTACAACGAATTCAGAGTTTGTGAAGTATTGTGATGAGGAGGATATCAAGATAAGTGACAGAGCTGCTTTATTAAGTAAAATAAGAAAAGACAATGAAAATTTTGATATGAGCAAATAATTTACTATATTTGCAAATTAAAGGGAGTGTAAAAACTCCCTCCTTTCCGTAGTAGATCAACTACAAGTATTTGCCAGAACGGGCTTAAATCTATTTATTAATTTTTTAAATCTATTCAAAATGGCAAATTATGCAGATTCCTTATTGGTTACTGCTCAGTCTATGTTGAATGATGACATGGCAAAACCCGAATATAGACACAAAGATTACTCAATTATACGTGTCTTGACAGGCAATGCACCTGTATTACTTCCTGAATTGGATAGTATTTATAAGTCTGATAGCATGACAGTAGAAAGTTATTGTCTTGCTTTATCGGCTTCTGATGCTATCACAGCAAGAGCGCACGATCATGCTGCTTCTGCTTTTGGAGATTCTCAAAAAGTTACTTTGAGTTTTGCAATCAGGGGACAGGAATTCAAATCATCATTAAAAGCAGCTGACAGAAACTACATCGGCGAGGCTCAAATGCTTAAAGGTAGAATAATGGGTGCGTTCATTCACCTATTCGACACTATTGAAGCGTTAGCAGCTACATCGCTGAACACAAACAAATCACAAGTAAACGATGCAACCGATGGGGAGCGCGGCACTTGGGATGATTCTAACTACGTATGGGAGATTGATAATGCGAATCAAGATTTTGTATTTCAGTATATCTCATCTATGATGAGAGAGAACAATTACACAAATCTCGATTTTATCGCTGATCCAACTCTTTACGCTCTTGCAATGCAGAAAGCTAATCAAGGCGGGAGCAATGCCGTAAATCTTGGATGGCAATTTGCGGGACTTAACATGTTTGAGAGCCCTTCAATTACTCCGGGTGATGAGCAGATTGGTCTTGGTTATGCTATTCCGAAAGGAACATCGGCACTTGTACACAGAATTCCGAGCTTAAATAAAGTTGGAAAAGACACAAAGGATTACACATATACTTCTATGATGGATCCATTTGGACTTGGAATTGAATGCGCTGTACATGTCCGTGAAGTTGGAACAGATACATCCGGCTCAGTTGGGGAAACTCAGGACGTTGTATTTGAGTATGAATTAACGCTTGATTTTGCGTTTGTTAATGCTCCGCTTACTACTTCTAATGCTGCAACTGTATTTAAACATGCTTTAAGATCGTAATTATGAAAAAGTTATTTTTAATAATTAGTTTAATTGCGTGTTTTGCATTTACAGTAAAAGCACAAAAAGTAGTCACGTTCACAAATGACACGATTACTAATGCAGGGACGGCCACGCTAACTACGGGCAAAATCTTAGGAAATTATACTCTAAGCGTTCATGTTCTTTCAACCGAATTATCAGGTACAGCAGCTGGTAGCGGTGTATTGCAATCAAGTATTGATGGTACGAATTTCGCTACAATACTAACTTTCGCATCAACAGCCGATTCAATGACTGTTGATGACGGAACTACTTTTGTTTGGAATACAGTCGTAACTCCCGATCTTTATTACAGGGTATTATTTACCGGTAGTGGGACGGAATCAACAAAGGTTACTGGTTCTTATTTAATCAAACCAATAATGACAAAAACGATTAAATAGTGTACCAAGCAAGTGAAATAATAACAGGTCTGTACAAATCGGTAGGCTGGCGACAGCCTACCGAAATAGGCTGGGATATATTAGATGCTGATAATCTTGTATCAGGATCAGGACTGATTTTTCAGGACGGTCATCCAATGAATACTGTTAAGCATGTCAAATATTGTGTTTCCGATTCGTCTATTTCAGACGCTAACTTTAACACTTATTTAGACAATTTGCAAAAAGCAGCTATTTTAAAAGTGATGAATGCCGTTTTTAAAGTTGGCTCTGATTTGATAGAATCAAGACTATTATTTGATAACGAGAATATCAATACAAATGCTTTGGATAACGCTACCGATTTTGTCGGTTATGAGATTCAAACAAGTAGGTGTAAAGATATTACTGTTCAAATTAAGTCATTGATTTCAAGTTTTGATGCCGTTGATACGTTCGATGTTTATTTATTTCACTCATCAAAAAGCAGTCCATTAAAGACATATGAGCTGACAACAGTAGAAAATGATGATACTGTGAGTGCGTTAACTGATTGGATTCTTTATTTTTCAAAAACTTATGTAGGTGGTAAATTTTATGTCGGATACCTGACAGATGGGTTAACACCAAAGGCTTTAAATCGTGAATACAATAACGCGGGGAAACAAAACGTGATGAATTGCGCATCGTTCACACCATTTAAAGTTACCGGACATAATTCTGCTACGCTATGGGATTTGGAAGATATGGAATATACCGATAAGACATACGGCCTAAACTTCGATGTATCTTCACATCGGGACTATACTTCAGCTATCTTAGACAATAAAAGCGATTTCGCTACTGCGATTCAATTACAGCTATGTGCTGACGTGCTAAGTATGATTTATAATTCTGATAGGAGTAATCTATTCGAAAGGATAACCAAAGAACAAGTCTTTTTTGAACTTAATGGAAATGCTTATAACACTAATTTTCCTATTTCTAAGGGTCTATATAATAGGCTTGGTAAAGAGATAAAGGATTTAACAAAGAATTTCACAAGTAAACCGAAAATTCAACAATTTACGTCAAGATGAAAAATTTACTAATTATATTATTTGCCTTGTTATCGTTTGGGGTATTTGCTCAGAGTGGAGCCCCTTATGTATATACGATTGATGTCAGTACAATAACAACAGATACGACTATATTTTATGGTTTCAGAACTGAAAAAGGCAGCTCGGTAACGTTTGATTTTACTAATTTTGATGCCGATGATGCTACATTGAGCTTTGGCTATTCGACTAACGATAGTACAATGACAGCTATTGATGATACTCGTAATCCTTTTACGTTAAACACCTCTACATACACAGAAACAGTAAATGGAATAACGAAGTCGAGAATAGCATTTAGAGCCGACAAATGGAACTTTAAGTATGTGTGTTGGAAATTGACTTTAGTATCAGTAACAACAGGTGATCTAAGGGTGGCATATACACGATGAGCGAACTGCATAAAAAATCAAGTCCAGTTGGTGTTGATGTTGCTATTCAGCAGCTTCAATGTTGGTTTAATACAAATCTACCAACTACTTGGAATATAAATGCAAATACCTACGCTTCTTATGGCCGTGTTTATGAGAATGAGCGAGGTGATGAGATTATTCCAGAAGTCAATATCGGAGGCAATGAGTATAAAGAGGTTAAGTTTGATGATACTTATAAGGTAGGTTCTTATTTTGTTGTTGATGATATTAATGCTGATGATATGAATACCGCAATTATACGCATAGTATTTTGGGGGGACTTATCTAAACTATCAGCTGTTACACACAGAGGAGATGAAGAAATTAGACAGGATATTGTCAATATTTTAAAGAAAGAGCCTTACGGGTTTAAGGTAGTAGGTATGGGTAATGCGGGAGATATGCAACCTCGTTTTGTTATGGAATTTACTTGTGAATTAATTTATAATAACTATACATCATGCTGAAAAAACTAACGCACGAAAATTGGAATATTAATAAAGTCAAGGCTAATGATTACGATTGGTTTTGCTTACAAATCGATCAAGATGTTGAGAATGGCAAAATTAAAAAGCCTTCAAAGACATTGATTAAAAAAGTTTACAAAAAATTAACCAGAATAAAAATTAAATAATTATGGGTTGTGATTCAAATTTACCAAATCCCGGAAGCGGGGACTGTCCTCTGGTAATGTCTGAGATAAGACGATTTATGTTCGTTGCTCAAATCAAAGAAGATGGTACAGAAAACTATATCAGTCAAGCGGATGCAGCTGCGATTGCTAATTGGCAAACTCTTTTTGACAAGCCGGCTTTCGGATCGGACTTTCTTGAAAAAGTTGTTCCGACTAATATTATATTTGGCGCTATGTCTGAACAAGACGAAGCAGCTGAGTATAATGAAGGCGGTTTTTATAAGAAATTAGCAGACGGTACTTACTTTATAAAATATAAAATGATTGACGTTGTTGCTCAGTATCTTAAAGAATTTAAGGTGTTGGAAAACAGAAGTATTGCTGTTTATCTTGCTGATAATGATTCTCGTATTTGGGGAAAAGATGACGGAACAGATTTATATCCTTTGAAAATAGGGAATATTAAAGTTCCTGACTTCCAACTTCAAACACGTGAAGCTCCAAGTATGGTTGAGATATCATTTACTATTGAGAATCCTGATGATATGAACGATCTTATATCAGTAACAGTTGCCGATGGTAATGTTCATTCTGATTCTGATTTTTATTCTCTTATTGATGCTACTGGGACGGTATCAAGTCCTGCAATAACAGGGTGTCAGGTAATAGCAATAACTGACCGTCATGGTGACCCAATTACAGGCATTGTATGGGGAGATGTAGCATTCAGAGACCAGGCAACACCATTTACAGCTTATACTTTGGCGAGTACTGACAAGTGGGACACAACCGATCAGGATCAAGGCATATATATAGCTGATGAAACGGCATTATTGACGGCGGGAAAAACTTATACTTTAGAGCTTGCACATGATGGTTATGATATTACTTGTGGTGACGTTGTAGTGCCAGCTTAATGTTGGAGGATCTTGTCAAACGGTTTGAGGGTATCAATATAGAGCAAATCTATCAAAAGATACTTAAGAAGATGGAGGAGCAGATCATCGACCTCAATACTGAAATGCAACTCTTTAAAAAAGGCATTGATAGCGACGGGCAACCACTACCGATGCCTTATGCTCAAAGAACAATAGCGCATAAAAAATCAGAAGGACAACCGATTGACAGGATAACATTAAGAGATACGGGGGCTTTTCATAGAGGCTTTTTCGTCCAATATCGTAAAGGATTTTTTCAGCTTTACAGCAAAGATGATAAGGCAAAAAAGTTAGAACAGGAGTGGGGCGAGGAGATATTCGGACTAACAGACGAAAGTATTGGCTTCATTATTCCTGAGATAATTGAAAGGCTACAAGATGACATTAGATCAGGCTAAGAGGTTAGCGGATAAGTTCACAAAAAAGTATAAGGAGCAGTATTATGTTGTTAAAACGGATTGTAAACGCTGTTTCGATCTTATGGACAAAGAGAGGCAGCGAAGAACAGGAAGAAAAATTTTCTACATCGGAAAAGGTTTATGATAGTATTGATACTTTGCCTATTTGGAATTATGACAGGATTCTAAATACCGGCGATCTTCGTTGCCTTCTTATACTTAAAAAATACGACAATCTACCTGATTTGGATATTGAGCAGCTCGCACCTATTTACGAAGAAATAACTTACCAGAAAATTGATGAATTTGGACTTGATGAATTTCAGCAACTCATAATTTACAAAGAAAAATCAAAGGATTATCTTCAAACACAATTCATTTTAATCAATTCTTTACTAATATCCATGCAATTAGGTGAATTCCGGTCATCTGATTACATGGAATCTTTCGATCAATTACGTGAGTTAGGTGTTAAGAGCATGAAGTTAATTCGTACAGATCACTATAAAGAAGCTATTGATAATGAATTAAACAGAAATAGAAGCAAAATAACAAGGTTAAGAATATTTGCCCGTGAACTTTCTGAAATGCAAAAAAGCGATAGCAAACCAATATCATTAACAAAGCAAAGATTAATGATACAATCAAAATTCCATGAAAAAATTAATGTTTATACTTGTCCTGTAAAAGAGTGGTTTACATGGATTAATATGTATAACGAAAGCAAAAGCAATGAAAATTAATTTATTTATATTTCTTTTAAAAAAGGCAAGTAAGATAATGCCTTTAGGATTTTGGATTATCAGAATCAAATGGAGGATTAAATTATTATTCGGATATAAATTTGAGCAAGTAGATGGCTAAGAAAATAAAAGATACTGATATATTCGAGGGCGGTGTTAAGAAACTGCAAAAGCAAGTTAACGGACTTTCTAAAGAAGTTGGCAAGCTTCAAACATCTTTGTTGGAGTTAGCCAAAACAAGCAAGGCAATTAAATTATCAGACGATGGGGGGTATAAGAAACTACAGGAGAATCAAAAAAAGGTTGTAAAAACCACTAAGCAATTAACAGCCGTACAGAAAGAAGAAATAAAGCTACAAAAGAAATTACAATCGAGTACAGCTAAGTTAGTTACTTCACAAACAAAAGAAGCGCAATCATTACAGCAAGTACAGACAGCGACACAAAAACAATCGCAAGCATCAAGAAAATTAACAAGGTTTCAACAAGCTGAAAAAGGCTCTATAAATCAACTCAATGCTGCTAACGCTATTTTAAGACAACGAAGAAACGCAGTTAGCGCAGCAACAGATAAAGGACGTGCAAAGATTGACAAGTTAAACAGGGTTATCGACCGGAATACAGTAAAGACCCGTAAAATGTCCGATGCAATGACTAAGCAGAAAATGAACATCGGGAATTATGGTAGTGCCTTAGGAAAATTAAGACAAGGATTTTCAATGATGGCAATGAAAGTAGTTGCTGTGGTTGCTGCATTTAAGGCAGTTGGCAGGGTGCTTGGTGCTGCAATGAAATCTTATGACCAACAAATAAAAGCACAAAAGAGCTTAGAAGTTGCTCTAGGAGGAGTAAGCACGGCGTTATTAAGACAAGCAAGCGCATTACAGGCTAAAACTAAGTTTGGAGACGAGGCAATTATACAAGGACAGGCATTTTTAGCTCAAATGGGTTTGACTGAAAGAGAGATAAAAAAGGTAACTCCGGCAATACTTGACTTTGCAGAAGCACAAGGTATTAACGCAAATGATGCTTTTAAGTTGGTTGCTAAGTCTTTAGGTAGTTCAACGAACGCATTATCAAGATACGGTATTGAGATAACAGGTGCAGTTGGTAGTAATGAGCGGTTAGAAAGTGCTGTTGGTAATCTTGCAGCAGCATTCGAAGGACAAGCAGAAGCAGCCGCAGAGGTTGGAACTGGGAGTTTAGTACAGCTCCAAAACGCTCTGGGAGACACACAGGAAGCGCATGGTAGATTGATAGCTATGTTGGTTGGTGCAGGGGGCATGACAGAGGCATTATCTAAAACAAACGATCAATTTAATTTATTTATTGACAATCTTGAAAAAGGAACTATAAAAATAGATGATATTTTTAATCCTGTTCAGGCAATTAAGAATGCAAAGGCAATAATCCAGGCAAATGAATTATCTGTAAAAGTTATAGAAAAATTGATTGAAGAGGAAATGCTCTTTAATAAAGAAGGTAAGATTAAGGTGGATGTATTAAAGAAAACTATTGCTGCAATGGCAAAGTCAAATCATTTATCTAAAGAATCTGCCGTTTTACTCGTAAAAGAAACAACAGAATTAGCAAAAGAGCAAAAAAAGCTAAATGATGCAAAGAAAGTAAGGATAGAAAGCAATGAGGTCATTAAAGAAACAATAGATTTAAAGAAATTATTACTCGAAACAGATGAGGATGAACTTGAAGTGTTAGGACTCGAATATGAGACATTAAAAGAAATTGAGGATAAAAAGAACAGGCTTAATGATGCACGAAGGATATCTAATGAGCTTTCCAAAGAATACCATGAGGAGGAAATGGCACGTTTTGATGAGATTAATAAAAAAGAAGCTGAACGATTGGCTAAAAAACAAGCATCTGAGGCTGCTATGCGTGAAGTTGTCAAGATCACATTCGATTATTTTAAAACTATTAATGCAGCAAAAATAAAAGAAGAGGAATTCGCAATATCTCGTAACGATAAAAATATCGAAGGACTTGAAAGGCGAATAGGCAGAGAAATGACACTTGTTCAGTCGGGAGCAGCTGCGGATATTCAAGTGCTTAAAGATAAGGTAGAAGCTGAAAAAGCATTAAGAGACGAAAATATAAAAGACCGTGAAAAAGCAGTCAAACAACAACAAGCATTACAATTGATTGAACAAATAGGCAACTTAGTAACTGCAATATCACAAATCTACGCAGCCGAAAGTAAAGCGGGTGTATGGGGCGTTATCGCTGCAAGTATAGGGGTTGTGTCAATGTTAGCTGCTTATACTACCCAGAAATCACAGGCTCAATCATTAGAGACGGGTGGAGTAATTAAGGATGGTGTTGTAAGAGCATCAGGAAAACGACATAGTTCAGGCGGTGAGCCTTTAAGTGATTATGTAGAAGTTGAAGGTGGTGAAGATATTGGAATACTTAATCGTACAGCTTCATCAAAATATGGTGATATGTTTAGAGACATTACCAATCAAATGAATACAGATGATTTTGATATAAACAAAGCAGATAATAGATTTATGATAAATACCGTTCAAATGGCTTATAGCGAACGTTTACTACAATTACAAGTCGATGAAATGAAAGGTATGAGAAAAGACCTTAATGACCATACAGAACAATTAAAGAATATGCCTTATCATTTAAAAGGAAAGAATGGAGAAGATATGTTTATAAGCCCTAATAAAAAGAGTGTATATGTCTAAGATAATGAAGTTAAATATCGGTAATATTGATACACCTGTCATTGATGGTGGTTGGGTTGATGTAACTCCATATTTACTGAATATTGATGATCTGGACATAACCAGAAAGGCTATTGAAGATGAAATATATTGGATAGATGAATTTTCCGGTAGTCCTCAATTTAAACCTGACGTATTTAATGCAATTAAGACCTTATTTGACCAATATAATTATAAGTTTGGAATAAAAATATTTGAGACTACTGAGACATTTGAGGGTTATTATTTTATTCAAACATTAGACGAAGGGCCTTCTATAATCAAAGGCAGAATAGAGGCTATTGATGCTTATGCAGAGATATTGCGTAATTTAGACAATGCACAAAATATATTGCAAACAGTCCCGAGAGTTCTGAACACAGTTGATAAAAAGGCGGTTATTGAACAAGTGTCTTGTGAAAAAACATTTTCATACCCAACAGAACAAGATTCGTGCGCTGCAAATGTTGTTAATATGTTAGATGCGGGTTTCTTTAATACTCAAACTCGTGCAACAAGCTGTATAGATGCTTTTCCAAGCGCAAAGGGATGGATAGAATACCAAAGTAATTATGACAGGCAAGGTTGCTCTGAGGATGATACTATGATACCTGTCATTTATACTCATATATTCAAGGTTATTACTACATGGAAAAGACAAATAATTTATACATTAGACATTGGAGGAGAAAAAAACCCGCCAGATGGATATATTGATTTAAATGAATCTGTTGTTATAAATGGTAAGGATTATCATAAATATGCTAAAGTTCCATATTCTGCAATAGATTCTACTGATTTTGCTAATTTCATTGTTACAGGCGTTACTATCAATTATGCTTATTGGACTTTAGATATTTCAAGTTATGATGATTCAGTTGAATATACCCGCAATAGACTATTGACAGATGTGTTGAAGTTTTTAATAGGATTTGCCGATAGTTCATTGACTTTTGAGGATACGCAGCCTTTATTGCAACACAGTACAAGTCCTTATGATGAGACAGTACAAGCAACTGATTCGTTTTATTATCTTAAAACTAAAGAAGTAGGACCAGAATATCCTTTGAGATACTTAACATTAGCGGGTATTTCAGATATTGATTTATCAGAAGGGGACGAAAAAGACACTCCCGCAACTATTTGTAATCTGAATTTAGCAGAAATATTTGAATTTATCAAAACTCAATTTAAAATATATTGGAAAATCACAAGTAGCAAGTTCTTTTTAAAGCATATCACAGAAGTATTTAACACCTTTTCTCAGGGTAGTAATCCTGAGCAAGATTTGACTACTTTTCAAGGCGGGGCATGGTCAGCGAATGTCAAGAAATATAGAATAATTACAGATGATAAATATAACCGACTAAAAAGAGTTGTAACAGCCTTTGAAATAGATCATCAGGGAGTAGATATGTTATTCCCAAAATTAGATGGTGTATTTGATAAAACGAAAGAATTCCAATTAAGCAAAATATTTACAGACGTATGGGGTGTTCAGAATGTCCCGGGAAGCTATCCGGTTAATTCAGCCAATCAACTTGTTATGTTTGCTACTACTACAACAACTGGAAGTAATAAAATTACTGAAATGCTTAATAGCGGTTATACTACCTTTAATTATGATCATCCAACAACAACAATAACAGCAATATTAACAGGCGGAGGGCTTGGAGCTACTACGCTATCAAATGTATTAGATGTTGCAAAAGGCGCATTAGTAAGGGTGAATATTAACATGGCTTTAAATAACGGAGTAATGCCATATCTTAATTTTTATGGTCAGGATTTTAACTTAATAGGTGGTGATAATATATTTTATGTTCAATTAACTCAAACAAGTGAGGTAATTAGACTTAAAAATAATACGGGAGAAGCAACTAACTTTACAGCAATATTAACAGTTGTACAAGTAAAATACAGAACACTTGAGACAGAAGGGGCATTATCAGGGCAAAATACTGCAAACGCTTTAATATCAGTATCTGGGTGTGATGAAAATTATCTACAGCACGAAATGCCTGTCAAAGAAGGTAGAATAAACGAGGAAGATATTACCTTTGCGAATAATCAATTACAATTCGATAAAGAATTAATCGAAATAAGATGCCCGATAAAAGATCAAACTAAAGTGCCTTTTGATGAATTAGTAAGAACAGAGGCAGGCGACTTGATCCCGGTTAGCTTAAAAGTACCGTTAAATAACGAACATGCAACATTTATAGGAAGGAAAAGATGAAAGGATTTTTAACAATACGAGACATAAACGCCCTGCAAGATTGGCAGAAAACAGGCTATTTCAATTATTATCAGAGTGGCATGAAAGCTTGTAATTCGCTTAAATTATTACCTTTTATTTCTCCTAATGTTCCAAAATCTGGGGCTGCGATTACTGTTACTACCCTTTCGTTTCGTAGGATAACCATCTCAGGAAAGACAAAAACAATACAAAAAACAGAAAGTTTATCAACTTCATTACTTACAATAATTGGTGGCACTTCTTATGATTATGTATATTACAAGGCACTTGCAGAACAAGCAGAATTTAAGGTTGGAATGTATGAGTTTTACATCAAGGTTAACAACGGGTCTGGAGATCATGAGTTTATATCAGAGCCTTTTTGTTATCTACCTCCGCTAAATACCTATTCTGTTGACGGTGATTTTAACAATGATTTTAACGAAGATTTTTATATATCTGAGACTGGCGGTACTGGTGTTGCATTTAAGGGGTTAGTGTTAACTTGTTCTGATTTGCAGAACATCTATCCTGACAGCTTTAATGATGTAATGTATTTTCCTTTATCTATGAATAGGGTTAAGAGAGAGGGATTTATGACTACTGAATTTCTTACAAAAGATACTCATAGCACAAAATCAGAACCAAATTTTGAGAGGCAAAGAAGAATACAAAGCATATTATATGATAGGTACGAACTAACGATCATAGCCAAAGAATCACATAATTTACAACTCTTAGAATTTGCTGAAAATGTTATTATTCAGGATATTGGAAACTTAAAAACCTATCATATAAAAGTGATTGCCGGTACATTATCAGAAACAAGGTTGGCCGGTACAGATGTGAAAAAGGTTAGTTTTATGTTCTATGACACGAATGGAGCTAATTATATTGACGGCGGGCAACCTGTTAGTGATCCCTTAAAGCATAGTATTTTAGAATCAAATATCGCAGGATTATCATTCATAAGCCTATACACAGCCTCTCATGTTACTGATGAATTTGATTCAGAATCAAAAATATTTTATACTAAACTAATACCAAAACTTTTATCATCAGATATTGAATATAAAAATGCTTTATTGGCTATTGGAAAAATAGACATATCAGGCTCTCTGAATTACAAAATAGTAAGATTCATAATATTTGCAAGTCGTGAAAATGCTATGTTTCTTAAAAATTACACAAACAGAACAAGTCCGGTAACGTCATCAACAACAGGCGAGTTTTATACAACAGGTCAAATTGATGCGACAATATATAGGGCTGTTAGTTCGTGTGTTATTGTAGTCGAACAAGTAGACGGAGCAGTTGATTTGTATCAAGTTACAATAGATATTCCTTACGAAATTATAAATCATGAACATTACTAATAAAAAAGTTTGCAAAAGTACTAAAAATTAATTAATTTTACAAATCTAAAATATGTTAGAAAACATGAAAAAGTTAATAATTATCGTAATCATTGCATTATCTACCTTTACATTAAAGGCGCAGCAAGATTATACAACGGTGTTAAATTATATCAATACAAACATCACATCAGGCGGTAGCATTACCGGAGATGAGCTAAACACAGCACTTCTGTATATGCTAAATTCTACCGGAAATTTAAGATCAGGAAAAGAGTCTTTAACAGTTGATGTTGAAGCTACTGTAACGTTTAATTCAGCGATGGATGATGCTACGTATGTAGTTGAGGCAAAAGGAATTGATTCTAACGGCAATGGGGTTGCTGTTCAGATAAAAACATTCACAAGTACAACATTCAAAGCAACCGCAGCGGCTACTTGCACGTTACATTATACAATTAAAAAGCAAATATGATGAAAAAATTTATTTTAATTATAACTATCTTACTGGCTACACTTAGCTTAAAAGCTCAATTTGATTGGACATATTGGAATTTAGTATTTGATACCGCAAGGGCGAGAACTGAAAATATAATTTTCGATAGCTCTTTATTTGTACTCGATACTATTGATGCTGTTGAAATCATTAATACAGACAAATGGTATGAAATAGATGACAATGTCGTTATTAAATTAACCAGAAATGACAATATGAGCTTAGGAACTAACGCTCTTGCTAATATCACAGTTTCGTCAGGAAATTACAATACTGGGGCGGGGTCTTTGGCTGGAAATGCAGTTACAACAGGAGATAATAATTCTTTATTTGGCTACAAATCAGGATATGCGCTAACTACAACATCGAATAATACATTAATTGGATATAATTCTGGTATTTCCTTAACCGGGTCGAATAATACATTAATTGGTAGTGATGTAGGCCATAACGCCACCGGATCGAATAATACATATTTAGGATATACGTCTGGTTATAACGGTACTGGCTCTGATAATATATTTATTGGTTATCAGTCAGGATATAACGAAACAGGAAGCGATTTATTATACATAGATAATTCAAGTACTGCAAGCCCTTTAATACACGGAGATTTTACGGCCGATTCTATCACGATAAATGGTCAATTAAACGTAACAGAGAGCTTTAGAACAACATATATAGACACTTTAGCGGTTAACGTACCTAATAGTACCGTTACTATGACGAATTACAATAATTTTGTGATTAATTCAACAGGAGATATTGACAGCTTGACAATAACAGTACCAAATTATGCAGTTATATACATAGAATTCACAGGAAATGCAGCAGCCAATGGGATAGTTGACGGACAAAATCTTAAACTCGCAGGTAATTTTACATTTACAATAGACGATACTATGATTCTGCAGCGTAGAGATGGTTATTATTTCGAACTTTCACGATCAGTAAATTAATTATTATGAAAAAACTTATTTTATTTTTAGGCTTTTTAATTATCGTAATGGCTGTAATGGCTCAGAATGTTGCTATTAATCTTGATAATAAAGACAATTTCGGACATCTGACAGCCGATAGTATAGCGGTCGATATAATCAAAGCAAACGATTCTGTTTACATACTTATCAGAGATTCTTTAGTAGTTGACGATGATTTTACTGTCACAGGTTCAGGGACATTTGATAGTATTTCTGTATTAGAAAAAAGTTCTTTTGCAGACGATATTCACATGGTTGCTAATAAAAAAATATATTTTGATGCCTCAGGTAATCTTCGCGTTATGTCAAATGGAACAAGCATTCAATTTTTTAATATTAGTGGTTCACCGGCGTTTTCTATAGGAAACGGAAATGTGCAAACAAAGTCAATATACGCGGTATCTGATGGAGTTTATAATTCTGGATCAGTCACCCGTAATTGGTTAAATGGGTATTTTTCAGGCTCGATTTTTAATGCCGATGATGAATGTATAGATATAGATAGTGCAGCCTGTACTTTTAAGAATAATATAGTAGCTGAAAAACACGTCACAATTGATAGTACAATAATACATGGTGAGGTCGTAATTAAAAGAAGCTGTGAGGTTGTTGCAGATGAAGCTACAATAGCATTACCAGATGCTACTACTCAACAATGTTTAATTTGGGTAGATGGAGATAACGAGAGTGCGATGAGTTCTATACAATCAGATGGTACGGTTACTATTGCTTGGAGTATCGGAGATGTTTTAAACACCGATACTGACGGATCACTATGTATTTTTGATTCAGGCACTGGCGCAACTATAAGGAATAGATTAGGAGGGTCAAAAACAGTATGTTATGAAACTAAATATTCAGAATAAAAATAATTGATATGAAAAAGAAAATTAAAGACAATGTTTTATTTATTATTGGAATAGTTTGTTTAGTAGTAATTTTAGGAGCTACTACATTCGGCTTGAAAATAGATGATCAAGGAAATGTTGTAATAGGTGGCGACCTTGAAGTTACAGGAACTATAACCGGAACATCTGCTTTTTATGGCGAAATGTACACATATAATTCAACAACAGATATAGTAATTGCAACGGCCAACATTTGGCATGCTGTTATGATAGATGTTAGCGAAGGAGAAACAAACGGCTTTACATACGCTGCCGGAACATCTGGCACGGACATTTCGGCATTTACAGATAGCTCAGGAGTTCATACAACAGTGACAACTACCGGAGCTCATTCACTTGCAGAATTTGACTATATTACAATTGTAGGAACTACTAATTATAATGAAATTTACGAGGTTACAAGCTCAGCAGATGCAACGCATTTTGTAATCGACAAAGTTTATGTTGCTGACGATGCTACAGGTTCTTATTATAGGGGCGCTTCCTTAACTTGCGATACCGGATCGGACGGCTTTTATATAGGATCATGGAGTAGCACAGGAATAGCAGCCGTTAACGGTCATATCTTTGAATTCGCACCAGTTAAAAACAAGACGGCGGCAAGTAAAGCAGTAGCGAGACGAAAATTTTCAAACGCTGATTATGGAAGTATGGGATCGGGTGCAATAATGGACATTGCGGTTGGTGATAAAATTTGGTTTGCTACAAAAAACACGGCGGCAACTGGAAACGTTCAATTATTATACCGAAATATGAGATTACATAAATTATAATGATTTATCTACTAATATTCAGCATATTATTTCCTGTCATAAATGCAGCGGTCAATTACTTTATGTTGATAAATAACCAATTTGCATGGCATTCATTTCAGGCTATTTTAGTGTCGTTGGTCATATTATTTATCCCGTTCATCACAAGTAAAATTAAAATCGAAAAGACAAGGCACGTATTTTTGATTGCTTTTTGGTTCTTTACGTTTTACTGGATATTATTCGACCTGTTTTTAAACATTTTTCGCGGTGTTGGTTGGTTGTATGTTGGCTCAGTATCTGTTATGGATACTTGTATAGGAGATTTTCAGTTTTACATCAAAATAGGTTGTTTATTCTTTACGAGCTTTATAATTATTTCACTATTTAAATTCTACAGAGTAAAGTATTCAACATATAAATTGAAGGTTAACCAGAAAAGGGTTAGGGAGGTAATTGAATGAATTTATTAATATTTAATTGACATGGCAGAAAATAAAAAATTTCCAATAAAAGACATCATTTATATAGGTGGTATTGTTGTTGCTTTTGGCACTTCATATCTTACAAATAAAGTGAGTATGCAGTATGAGATCGAGGCTATTACAAAAGATATTGTAATGATTGATAGCAAAATTTCTGAGATTGAAAATAAAGTTGATAATCATGAAAAAATATTGCCTTTAATAAATTATAAATTGGATTTAATCATGAATAAGCTCGGCATTGAGAAATGAAAATATTACTATTAGTTATTTTCTTATTTTCCGTACCTGATACTGTTATTCACTTTAAGCGGGAACATGGCATATTAACCGTTGATACTGTGATAACTGAAAAAGACACTACCCATATTGATATCCAAGATAAATTAGATCAGATTTTACAGAAACTTGATGACATAAAAGAAGCCCGACCAAACGAATGACCGGGATACTTTAGTGTTAGCTAAATCATTTATTTCTTTTTCGGTGCAACATTTGAAAACACCCATTCACCAGTACTTTTGCCGATACAAACATAATTACAGAAAATGTCTTTATTGCTGTGTCGATAGTTGCCTCGCTTCTTTTTGACAACTTTTTCAACTCTACTAAGATTAAGCTGTTTAGTTTTGACTTGCTTCTTACAGAAAGCTATTAGTTTATTGTCGTTTTTCTCTGCATTTGCAAGTTCTTTTCCTGCTTCTTCAAGTTCTGATTTTGGAATTTCTAAAAGCTTCATTATTTTCTTAACTCTGCCTACTCTGTATGAAATGATACGCTTCATTTCTAATTCTGCCTGCTCCTTAGTTTTGAACTGGTGAGCAGAAACCCTAATTTTTGTCATGTTTAGTAATTTTAGTTTATATTCTTCCTACTGCGAAAAGCCCGGCACTCGAAAGTAGTCGGACTTCTGTCTGCAAGAATTTGCAGAAACTTGCAGGTTATTTTAAATTTTTAGCAATTGTCAAAACATTTTTCCACCCAACAATCTTAACAAATTCATAACCAATAGTACCAACAATTTGATTTGCTTTTTGTTGCCATTCTGTTTTATCTTTTGAGTTTGATAATTCTTTTACCATTGAAGTTATTATGTCTCTTTTTTCTTTTGCAACTTCTTCAGCTTGCTTGGTTTCTTTATTAATTTTGACTTGATGATTAAAATCTAAGACAATCATTTTGACAGCATTTAAGGATCTTGTTTTTAAGTTTTTAATTATGATTTGAGCCTTAATTTTATCACATTTTTTGTCCCACGCCTTGAAAGTTTTTTTAGTAATCTCTTTTCCAAAAATTCCATCAAAATACTTACCGCTAAATCTTTTTGTACAAATAAATTCCATTAAATTATTATAAAAATCAACGTCTTTGCCATTATCAATAGCAAAGCCATTAATGATATTTGTAAAATTAACATTAAACGTCCTTTTTCTACCTGATTTTACAGTGGCAGTAGATAGTTCTTGATTGATGTTTTTGTAATACCTTTTTGAAGTTTTCATAGTTGCAAATTTTTAAGTTAAATTAATTCTAAAGTTAAATATCCTGAATATGAATGGTAAGATGATAGCTCTTCTCTTTTTTTTCCAAGAAACCAGTCTGCAATAATATTATTATTAATAAGGCTTTTTGGACACCAGAAATCTGAGCTTACTGATTGGTCTGTTGTTTCGCAAACTAAATTAGCTGCTATCAAGACTGCTTTTTCTGTTTCTCTTTTGATTGTTAGATTTTCCATCTTGCAAATTTTTAATTGATTAATAACACTACAAATATACGACACTATTACCGATAAATTTATGCTGCAAAACATGTTTTGACGATTATTTTTATGTTCTTTAACAGAAAAATACTATATTTGCACCAATAAACTAATATTTATACCATGACCAGAGAAAAATTCATTGAAAAGACAGTTGAATATGTTAAAGAGCTATTAAAAGATAGCTTAATTAATACGGATAAGTTTAAGATCGTATCTAAAGACAAGGAAACGAAAAGCATGCGTTATAAGTATGAGGACGAGAATGGTAATATTGATAGCGGTGCAATCGAATTGACTATATACACTTAGTGTTTACAGTTAAATTATGGCAAAAACTGAAATTGACGAAGCATTGAAATACTTAAATAAATAATTTATTATGAAACACAAAAACCAATCAAAAGAATTCAGATTAAAGGATGCGAATGTAATATACGCGCCGATTCTTAAGGAGAACAAAATAGGAATGTTGACAACCCTTCTTTTTAAAAAAGACGGCAAATTGTTTGCTTATTCTTGTTCTGAATTTGATGGAATGTTTACAGATGGAGCGTTGAACTTAATCAATAACAGATGTAAGCATAATGCAGAATTGTTCTTTGAGCGTAATAAATCAGAAGCTATTGAAATTTGTAAATTATAAACCGTAATATTATGAATAAGAATTTGGATAAAACAACAAGCGCACTTGTAAAGTGCCTTAAAATACAAGAGATTAAAGATAATAAATTAGCAGAATATATTATTAAACAGGAAATACTAAAACTAAATTTATTTGGACTTGAATTATTGGACGTAGATGTACATAATCCAAATGAATTAAAGAATAAAATAGAAGACATATTGGCATCTTCTGAATATCCAAAGAAAACAGCTAAATTAATCAGTGAATTCATTAAAAACTATATATCATGAAATTCTTACAATTTTTACAAAAGATTTTAACGTGGTTTTCAGGTAAGAAAACTATCATAGGATCATTGGGGCTTGCATTTTTAGGCTTAGATTTGAGCTTTATGGATAAAGTTCCTGTCGATATAATTACTATCCTGTATTGGATTTTCGGAATTATGACCGGACTTGGATTATCGCATAAAACTATTAAGGCTGTCAAGAAAGGAAAATCCTGATGTTATCCGTACGTATAAACCGCTTTGAGCAGGACGAAAGGCAGACTTTAGGCGACTTAATGGTAATGAAAGAAGATGCCGTTATCTTTGCTTGTAAGACATTAGAATTAGATTGGCAGAATAACGAGGTTAAAAAATCTTGCATCCCTACCGGAAAATATCGGGTATTGAAAAGGTATTCTGAAAAATATGGTTGTCATTTTCATATATTAGATGTTCCTGATAGGTCGTATGTTCTTATCCATATCGGGAACTACCATACACAAACAGAGGGTTGTATATTGGTCGGAAAATCTCATATTGATATAAATAAAGACGGTTACAGAGACGTGACAGCCTCTAAGGATACAATGAAAGAATTGAACGACATATTACCGGATAGCTTTAATTTGACCATTATATGAGATATTTAATTATATTATGCTTATTCCTAACATCTTGCTTAACCGTCCGACAAATTGAACGCAACAAAGAAACGATTTGCGATATTTGCGATGTTAAAGATAGTATTGTATATCGCACTAATGTTGTTTTTAGGGATAGCCTGATAACGATAACGCTTCCCGGAACAAAAGATACTGTTTATCTCGAAAAGTGGCTTAAACCGAAAGATAATGTGCTTAATCTTGATACTGTCTGGAATGGAAATGAAGCTATTGAAATCTGGGCAACCGTAATTCAGAATAAATTAAGTGTAGGAGGTGTTCTATTGCTTGATACTATACGAATGAAAATTCAGGTAAAGGATAGGATTACAGAACGTTACGAAAAAACTACAAAAGAGCCGATAGTTATTTATAAGGACAAGCCGATTAAAACCTTTCTGTATTGGTGGTTTGGGATTACTCTATTTTTCTTAATAATATTAGCTGTGATTATTTGGGTTAAAATCAGATATAGCGGATTCTCTAAACTAAGCGGATTGAAATAAAAGAAGCCCGTTCATTTCTGAGCGGGCTAAAGGCTAAAGAAATGGAATTAAACTTTAACCTTTCTTTTTATAACAGCCTGATTTACTCTTATCTTTCCATCTGTATAATGTGGCGCGCAAATTTCTGAATCTAAAGGAACATAAACCTCGTAAACAGTTTTGCTGCAATTTAGCTTGCACCATTCTAAAGTACCTACATTTATTCCATAACTACATGACTGAAATCTATTTGCATCAATACGATTCTTTATTTTTGAATTAAATTTAATTTTCCATCTTTTTGGAGGAGTATTATATTCTCCAAATGATTTATAAGCAATCCAAAATAATCCGCATTTAGATTTTTCAAACATTAAATTCATCATGAATTGATTGCTCATACATAATGATCGCATTATTTTAATAAAACCTTTGCTACCACTGAAATCGCTACCTCTGAAATCGCCACCACTGAAATCGCTACCTCTGAAATTGCTACCTCTGAAATCGCCACCACTGAAATCGCTACCTCTGAAATTGCTACCTCTGAAATCGCCACCTCTGAAATCGCTATAACTGAAATTGCTACCTCTGAAATTGCTACCTCTGAAATCGCTATAACTGAAATCGCCACCACTGAAATCGCCACCTCTGAAATCGCTACCACTGAAATCGCTACCTCTGAAATTGCTACCACTGAAATCGCTACCACTGAAATCGCCACCACTGAAATCGCTACCTCTGAAATCGCCACCACTGAAATCGCTACCTCTGAAATTGCTATAACTGAAATCGCCACCTCTGAAATCGCTATAACTGAAATTGCTATAACTGAAATCGCTATAACTGAAATCGCTATAACTGAAATTGAATTTATTAAAATTCTTAAATGAAAAATCTAATCTTTTAAAATTATATCTCGAAAAATCTTTTTTAACATTAAATCTTTCACAATATCTTTCAAATAATTCAGGCTTTCCGCTTATTTTGTCAATAAATTTTTGTGATACTTTCATAATTTCCATTTTTTAGTTAAGCATTCCACAAACCTACAACCCTTTTTTAGAAAATCAACTATCGGGCTTTATGTTACGCAACATAACAAATAGTTTGTTTTCCTGATTCCGTTAATATATTTTTGTTGTCAAATTATTGTCATGGAAGATTACAAAGAAAAAATATGCTTTAAAAATCTTGAAAGATTGCGTGAATTTGAATTGAAAAAGAGATTTACTTTTGATGAAATCGACTTCACAAAGGCAGGATGTATAGGATATACGAACAATGCTCTATTTAAAGAATGCGATTTGCAGGGCATATTATCACTTAATCCAATTAAACATGCTATATGGTATTCGTTAGTATCAAGGAGGGCATTATGAGGACCTTTAAGAATATTATTAAGTGGATAGTAATTATCGGAATTCTCTTTATTATAGTTAAGACAATCTACGGGATAGGCTATGAGAATGGTTTTAACGAAGCAATACAACCGACTTATGATACCAATTAAACATATTGAGATTATCGAAAAGATCGCAGGCGACCCTATTATATGGTTGGATTCTTTGATCGAAAAAGAACTGAAACAGATCTGCATTGAAAAAGTTGACGGCGGTGTTCGGGTAATGTATAACGATACCTGTATAGATTCGGCCCAATGCGATAGTCAGGATAAGTATATTTACGCATTTGAACATTTCACTAAACTATATAAAATATGAAAAATTTAATTAAAAAGTTAGCAGAATTTCAAAGCGAAGTTCCTGTTATATTAAAAGATACTGAGGGTTATGGCTATAACTATGCTGACCTTCCTGCTATTTTTGAAATTATAATACCATTGATGAAAAAATATAATCTTGCTTTTACTCAATTGACGGAATATAACCAACAGAATGATGTTAATATACTTATTACTAAGCTATTTTTAGTAGAAACAGATGTATTTTTAGAAAGCAGAATGCGAATAAAAGAAAATGTTACACTTGCTAAAATGAATGATTATCAGGTGTTAGGTTCTGCAATTACTTATTATCGTAGGTACGCTTTAAGTGCTATATTAGGGCTTGTTACAGACGAGGATAGTGATGCACAGGGTGAACAGAAAGAAACAATCAAAAAGACAGATGATTTAACACCTGAAGGAAAAAAAAAGAAGTGGTTAAATAAAGGAACACCGGAATATGCTAACGCTTTAGTCGGCTTAAGTACTGATAAAACAATGAATGACATTAGAAAATATTATAAAGTATCAAAAGAAGTTCAAAAACTATTAGAAGATGAAAAGAACTAAAAAAACATTTGCGGAAATTCGTATCCGTCAAGAAATCCGAGAGAAAAAGATTGAAAAGCGGAATGAAATTAAAAGAATGTTTAACCGTAAAAATTATTAACTATGAAAACTATTTACTTAGACGCAGAAACAATACCCTCGCCAACTATGCCGGCTATGGAAGATGTGAAAATTGATGCAAGGTTAAAAGACCTTGCTAAAATCGAAGCAGCAAAACAAGGCGGACAAGAAAAGCAATATAGAGGCGAATCTTTGCAGTTTTTAAAAGGACGTATTTTATGCCTATGTTATGCTGTTAATGATGAAAAGCCTATTGTATTAACCGGTACAGAAAAAGAAATTATTACACAGTTCAGCGAAATGGTTGTAAATCTCGGAGGTGACCTATTTTCTTATAATTATGTAGGTCATAATATCTTGTTTGATTTGAAATTTATTGTAAATAAAGCAAGGTTGTTTGGCTTAAAGAAGCTCAGTAGAATATTACCTACAGATCGCTATGATGACCGGATAAAAGACACTATGAAAGCCTTTGTTTTAGGTGACTATAAAGACTTTGTTTCGCTTAAAGATATGGCTTTGTTCTTTGGCATTGACTGTAAAAATGAACTTGATGGTAGTAAGGTATATGACTACTGGAAAGAAGATCGCTTACAGGAAATATATAACTATTGCCAGCAAGATGTTGAGGTGGTAAGGGATATTCATATTAATTATTTTATTTAAAAACTATGAAACCAAAACTAATCAAATCAGAAACAGAATATTCATTCAAAATGGATGGAGAAGATTACACAATTAGTATCACGAAAGAATCGGACGGTATTGAAAAGATCGCAGTATTTGACAGTAATCAACAGTACTTATACGATATTTCTGATTACGCAATTGAGGACATTGAAAAGAATATCAAACTATTCTGTATTTTAAAAGAATTATTAGCCAACAAAAACTGAAATTATGGATAATTTAAAAATTAAGAAAGCGTACCTGAGCAAGATAACTAAAAAGACATTTAAAGATGCAATATTTCTTGCTTACAAAGACGGGATAACATCAATTGCTCCGTTGGGATTTAGCGGAAGTACAATTATATTGCATGGAAAATCTGATGAAATTACAAGCAGAATATCACAAGTTAGCATACGAAATTATTGTGGCAGTGTTGAGCTTTTAATAACAGACAAAAAAGGATCATTTTTATTTTATGGCAGATATGATATTGGCATGGGGTTAGATTTTGTTTTAGAACAATATTGGCAAATATTCAACAATGTAAAAGTGAATATAAAAAAGATTATGAAAAAAACAGAGTTTAAGGATATGAAAATTGCAAAGGATGTTAAGATTTCAGCTGGGTTTAGAATACTAAGTGCTTATCAAAAAGAATTATTAACCAATAAACCAACCTAACCCCAAAAAATATTGTTATGAGAAAAAAAGAAAATAAGCAGTTGTTGAATAAAGACAAATCTTGCAGCACGTGTGTGGAGTGTAATTTATATGAAAATACACTACCATCAAACACCTATTTCTGTTCAGATACAGAAGAAACAATTAATGACATTGAGCAACATTATTGCGATAATTACAAAGCAGAATGATCTTACTAACCCTCAAAATATGGCTTATATTACTAATTCCTTTAGCTATATTGGTCTATCATATAGATAAGCTCATGAAGCCATTCAACAGGTTTAATATTCGCTTAAAACGCTTTAAAATACGTTTCCGGGATTACTGGAGGATATTTGTTTTAACTCATCCGTATGTTGAATTGTTTAAAAAAGATTGATAAAAATGTTGTTACACTATATTATATTACTATCTTTACTGTTGTTCAATCAAAGTTATCATAATGAAAATCTTAAAAAGTCTCAGATACGATTAATGTTTCCGAAAGGAGCATAGCGGTTTCTATTGATACGCCGCTGAACAAATCTAAGTCTGAGCATTTTTTATGGAGCATTACAAAAACTTATCATTAGAAGACATTAAAGGCGAGATCTGGAAGCATATTCAGGGATATGAGTTTAAGTATAAAATTAGTAACTTAGGGAGGGTTAAGAGTTTATCGAAGTTTCTTAATAATGGGAATAGCGGAGGATATACAAAAGACAGGATTTTGAAAGGATCAACCGATGGAATATACAGAACAGTTGAATTAAGACCTGTTAGAGATATTGTAAAACACAGGGTTAACAGATTAGTATATCAGGCATTTAAGGGTGAATTAATTAAAGACATGGTTATAGATCATATAGACCATAATCCACTTAACGATAATGTTGATAATTTACAACAGATAACTGTTAGAGAAAACTCATCCAAAGACAAATGGAGATATAATAAATCAAGCAAATATACAGGAGTTAGTTACGTTGTTAGAAGTAAAAAATGGTCTGCGAACATTAACATTAATAGGACACTTTATTATTTAGGATTGTTTAAAACAGAAATAGAAGCACACAAGGCTTACCAAGCAGTATTAAAAGATCATTCTAAACGCTATGATTATAGACCTAATAAATAATTATAATTGATGCTACACAACATAAGATTTAATTTGTATAACGACAATTGATACTATAATTTAGCAGAATGTTTAACTAAAATTTATAACGTTATGGAATTACAACAGCAATTAGTAGAATCGCCTGATAAATTAGAGGTGTTTATTATGTGTCCCGGACTATCAGGTGACGAAGTAACAATTTCTTTTGATAAAAAAGAAGGTGTGTTGGAAGTTCAGGGAATTCCTGAAAAAAGCACATTATCCGAAAGTGTAGAACTTGGGATTAATGGAAAAGTAGATATTTCTCCTAAATACAGATCAGAAGAAATAAGCGCTTCTATTGATGACGGTATTTTAAAAGTAACTTTCGGGCTTTCAAAAGATGTTAACTTAATATCTGTTAAGTAATGGTAAAGTTTGGCATGTCAAAGGATTACGTTCCTAATTGGGGCGTAATCCAAGCTATCAGGGAGATATATCAGAATTTTATTGATTATGGTGAATTTGATGTTGTGATTAATGAAATAAACGACTCTCATTCGTGCGTAAGAATAAGCAATAATTTTAAGCCTGATAGCTGGGAGTTTCTAAAAATAGGATTCTCGAAAAAGAAAGAAGGATCAATAGGGCAGCATGGAGAAGGGCTAAAATTAGCAGGACTTATATTTAAGCGTAATGATAAGATGTTTAGAATGAGTACGTCAATCGGACGTGCAGAGCCAACATATTACGAAGATGATAATATTGGCACTTGTTACGGATTAAGTATTAGCGATATGACAAGTGATAATTTTGAAATATACTTTGAGGCCGACACAAAAGATATTGAAGTATTTAAGGACGGGTATATTCAGAAAGAAGATATTTTACACACATCGTATTGCGGAGATATTGTAAATAAAAAAGCCGGAAATATCTATATCGGAGGCTTGTATGTTTGTCGTTTGGAGCAATTAAAATATGCTTTAAATTTCAAGCCGGATCATGTGAGCTTGGGCAGAGACAGAGACTTTCCTTCAACATGGGATATGGAATATTATACTAATCAGATAATAAACTCATGCAGCCATAAATTACAATTTAAAGCTACTGACGTAAATAATAGAGAATTTAGTGTCGGCAGCATACCGCATGAGTTGTCAGGCAAATTTAGCCCTATTTATTCCGAGGATGGAGATATTCAAATGAAATCAGGAAAAACAATAATTACAGATGAGAGTACAATTAAGAAGATTTCTAAAAATCCAGTTGTTGCAAAAAGAGTTGAAAAACTCAGATATACTGCGACATTTAAAACAAGAAAAAGCCCAGTAAGAGTGCTTACAGAATTAAAGGACAGCTTAAATCTTGATGCAGAAGAAAAAATAAAGTTTAATTCTATCATAAAATTATCTAAAGAATGGAAGCTAAAATAGATATTGATAATTTGACTGATGAGCAGCAAGAGCGAATGTGTGAATTATGCGAAGCACACGTTATATGCTGTAGTAGTAATACGGGAACATATCAATGCGAAGGTGCTTTTTGCGATAGTGCTATAGAATATTTGATTGAGGATATAGAAGAAGATAATAGTGGTTCTAAATTAGCCTATAAGATGAAATTGAAATAATGTTACTATAAATAAAAACTAAGACTATGGAAAAACTTGAATTAAAACATCTCGCGCCTTATTTGCCTTATGGGCTGCAAATGATGAGTATGAATGACGGCATGAATGACGGCATGAAATACACATTGAATATAAAAAAACTATCTGTATTCGACATGACAGAAAGCATTCAGCTTCAACACAATCCAATCCTACATAACTTATCCGATCTAACAAAAAAGATTAAGCATGGGAATTGTACGTTTATTCCTGAGTCATATTTATATTTTGAGGTAATAGCAACAGATAACGATATGTATGGTTTATTTCAGGAGTTTAAAGATGATTGTTTGGACGGCATAGATTGTGATATTTCACATAAGCCATATTGTGTAATAAGACAATTATTTGAATGGCATTTTGACGTATTTGGACTGATTGGAAAAGGATTAGCAATTGACATTAACACCTTATAGCTATGAAAACTCATTTATTTACCACAGTATCAGAAGCAAAAGACTTTATCGACCAAAACAAAGACAAGGGCTGTACGTGTCCTGTATGTTCTCAGAAGGCTAAAGTTTGGAAAATATCACTAATCTCAACAGCTTGTCGAGACCTGATAAAGCTTGTTAGAATCTACAACCAGACAGGGCAGCCTGTTCATATTTCTAAGTTCACACAGCAAAGATCAAATTTCTATACCTTAAAACATTGGAATCTGATCGAACCGGTAATAAACGAAGATACTAAAAAACGTGCTTCGGGGCTTTGGTTGCCGACTGCAAAAGGGATAGCATTTGTAACAAAATATATTAGCATTCCTAAATACGCCCTTGTTTGTAACAATAAATTACTTAACTTAGAGGGGGAGAAAGTCAATATAGTAAAGGCTTTGCGCAATCATTTTGATTATGAGAAGTTAATGAATGATAATTAAATGTTATAAAAACTGATAAAATTATGGAAATGAAATTAACAAAAAAACAAAAACAAGTGGTTACAGATATATTTAATGGGGCTGTATTTGTTTGTGATTCAGAAATAAAAGGAGCTTATATTAGTGGTAATAATTTGAAAGAAGATTATCACATAAATAATGGTGTATTTTTCAGATTAGTTAAAAAAAGAGCAATATATCAACAAATACAAATGCCATTTAATTACGTTTTGTCGCGCAAATGTATTGAGATGCTTAAATTACACTTTAATAAAATACCATGAACAAAATAACCATACTAATCGAAGCCCTTCAATTATTAAGGAAGGACACTACTGACGAAGATAAGCTATCTGAGATAGATAATTATTTAGAACTTTACAACAATATTATTTATTCGAATAAAAAGATTAATTTGCTCGAAACGCTTATCTATCATAAATACGGAATTTCGGCAGATAAGCTCAAGTCAAAAACCAGAAAAAGAGAGATTGTTCAGGTTAGGCAGATAGCAATGGTTTCCGGCCTTGCAATGGGATTTACAACAACAGTAATGGGCGGTAGGTATGAAAAAGATCATTGCACTACGCTCCATGCAAAGAAGGCCATTACAGATGCTTTATTATTTAATTTTGAATTCCGTGAAATAATAAAAGACCTTGTAAATGATATTGGAATAATGGATAAATTCTTATCATTTTTGAAAATACCGGACATAACCGCTTATGAAAAAGGCATTAAGAAACGACCTGTTACGTAACATACGACCAAGTAATTGATTTAACATTTTAATAAGTAAATTGCAGAATGATAGAATTGCACAATATAGATTGCATGGAGCTAATGAAAGATGCTCCAGATAATTATTTTGAATTGGCAATTGTCGATCCTCCGTATGGACTTGATTTGGCAAATATGAATATGGGTATAGGTAAATCAAAAAAAGCGTCTAAAGCAAAGAATAGGGTATGGAAAGCAAAAGACTGGGATAAAAACACGCCAACTGATGAATATTTTAACGAACTGACTCGAGTTAGCAAGAATCAAATTGTATGGGGTGGTAATTATTTTGATTTACCACCATGTAAACACTATATGATTTGGGATAAACAAATACCGAAAGGATTATCTTTTGCAGATTGTGAATTTGCTTGGACTTCATTTGATAAGGCCTCACGAATTTTTAGGTACAGTGCATATTTGGATAAAAAATCAAAATTCCACCCAACTCAAAAACCTGTCAAATTATACGAATGGCTTTTAATGAACTACGCAAAAGAAGGAGACAAAATACTCGATACCCATTTCGGAAGTTTATCAATTGGTATCGCTTGCCACAATTTAGACTTTGATTTAACAGCTTGTGAAATAGATCTGGAATATTTTGAGGCAGCTCAAAAGAGATTGAAAATACACCAGTCACAAATGAGGCTATCAGTATTTTAACCCTGCAAGTTTCTGCAAATTCTTGCAGACAGAAGTCCGACTACTTTCGAGTGCCGGGCTTTTCGCAGTAGATGGAAATTACTTATAGCACAATACTCGGTATGATCTTACAAGAAATTAGCATGACTATCGCAAGAATATTTCAAAGAATTATTTAGAATAAGCAAAAATTATGGAAACAAAAAATAAAGAATCGGTAGCATATAAATTTATAAAATATGCCTGGGACAACGAGAAAACAAACTCTTATTCGAGAATAAACGCACTAATGGATAGTGTTGTAAGTCTCGCAATTATGGCTAATATGGAGTTTGGCGAAAATGATTTTGAAGATATTAAAGCAAATATGAGTGGTGGCTATTGGTTTGGCTGCAATCAGAATAGAAGTGGTTACGGCGAGGAGTTTTATATTACTGCCACTTCTGTTAAAAATAATTCTGCTATAAAAAGCTATGAAAAATATGCAAAGCTAAAACCATTTATACTGAACGGGCGTCGAATATGTACGAGGTTTAAATTCAGAGATGCAATATATAGATATACGGTTACTGGCTTCGCAAAGGAAAGTGTCTATGTAGTTGCGCATTTACTGGCAGATTGGAATAAAAGCGGAGAAAAAAAGCTGTTAAATTTCAGTAATAAAGAGTGGCTTTTGTTTCGAAAGGGTGTTAAATGAAACACAAAAACCGATATACACAGGAAGAAATTAACCTTCAGGACACTTGCAAGATGAAAATTAACGGCAATTGGTGTGATGGAATAATTTATTTTGACCGGAAATTTAAGAACATTTATGTTATGGAATTGAGTGATTTTAACGCAGAATTTGAGAAAATTAGTGAGTAATGCCAATATTCAACAAAGAACATAAGATATTAGACTTTGTCAGACCGATTTTATTGAAAGGTAAGCGGGTTTCTATAAAAGAGCATAGGGAAATTAGGACGCTCTCACAAAACAGATTGTATTTTTTATACCTCAAATGTATCGAAGACGAAACAGGTCAAGATAAAGATGACTTGCACTTTATTTTCAAATCAAAATATTTACAAGCCAAAAACATAGAGTTTGGCGGAGAGTATCATAATATCATAAAGTCAACAACAGAACTTGATACAAAGCAGTTTACTGATTATATTGAAAAGATAATTGTTTTTGCAAGTTCTGAGCTTGGTATTAAATTGCCTGACCCGAAAGATTTGGAATTTGAGGCTTTCAAAGAATTTTATTCCGATAGAATATGACGCAACTTGACAAATCAAAAGCAGAGTTAAAACATGAAATGTTAGACGAATTTGGTTATATCTTTTGTGGGCATTGCAAAAGAAGTGACAAGATAATTTACCATTTTCACCATCTGATATTTCGCAGCGAAAAACCCGGACATAAAATGCTACATAATAGAATAAATCTGATATATTTATGCAATGATTGCCATACTGCTTTCCACAAAAATAAGGCAATCAGAAGCGACTTAGTCAAAGAAAGAAATTTAGTCGAAATATTTGGGTCAGAAATTCTAAATTGCGAGAATAAGATCAATTAACTAACTTTAAAGCTATGAAACCAAAATGTAAAGATCATTGCGCTATGTTTAAGTCTAAAGACTGTAAAGGCTCTGATGATGGATATATGTGCTACAAACCTGATGGGGAAGTGCAGCAAATTGGTGACAAAATAGAAAAGAAATGTCGTGAACATATAACTACTAATGGAGAAAGATTCTATATTAGCTGGGCAGAGGTGTTGAAAATACTTGATAAATACGGATATATTGCCGAAATACCATTTTAAATAAAATTATGGAAAACGAAGGATTTGAAAAAGACGAAAACGTAAAAGTATTAATTGGATGCGTATGGCAAAAAGCAATAGTAGAAGGTATCCATAAAGACAACCCAGATTATTATTTAGTTGGCACAAATAAATGGTCAACACATTTTCATAAATCAAACATTAGGAAAGTATAAGCCATGAAAAACGACAATAAAGAAGTACTCGCAATGCCCGGTGAATGCACCGACAATGACAACTGTATATTCACAGTAGATTGCAACTGTGATGTTGTCGCATCGGATAAATACGAGAAGGAAAACGGCTTAAAAAGCTGTATAATTACGGGAGTTATTTATGTTTATAAGGAGGATGTGAAATGAAAAAAATAATATATTCAGATGGAAATGATTATTCAAACTTACAACCTAATAGCTATGAGCTAATAAAAGGCACGTGGAATTTAAAAGAACATGGTGAATGTGTTAGTTGTGGAAGCACAGAGGTTACTATTACCGATAAAGCCGATATATGCCATGACTGCGGATATGTATATACTTAAAAAATAACCGGAATAATTTGCAAAACGAATAATTAATGTTTATATTGCGGTCAAATTGAAAAACTGCTACGATGCTAAAAATCAAAATTCACATATTAACAATATAGAAGTCCTGATGACCGGCGTAGCACGTAGCAGTTCTTAGCCAACTTGACGGACTTTCTTTTTTTTTACATTATGGACTATAAAGAAGATTTTAAAATATCTCCATTAGGGCCGCCTTTTGAATCTGGGGTTTATTGCGTAATTGCCTTTAATAGTGATTATAAAGAAGAAATATTATATATAGGATCAAGTAAAAATATTCATAAAAGAGTGATGAGCCCTAATCATTTATACAGAAAATTATATAATTCTTTATCAAATTTAGGATTATATATCTGCACAGGCTCTATGATTACTGATGATTATAGAAATAAAGAAATAGAAATGATAAAAAAACACAAGCCAATATTAAATGTAAGACATACGTAATGGCACTAACTAACCAACCTTATATTCCTTTTTATGTTGGGGATTGGCTTAGTAATAATAAGCTGAAATTATGCTCTGCAACCGCTCATGGAATTATGATAAATATCATGTGTATAATGCACAAAGAAGAAAATTATGGAACTATTTTGCTAAAGCAAAAGTTTAAGCAAACCGACAAGCAAATAAAAAATTTTGCTTTAATGCTTGCTAAACTACTTCCGTTCGATTTGCTTGAAATTGAAACCGGACTATCTGAACTTATTGAAGAAAAAATCCTAAAAACCGATAATGATATACTATTTTGTAATAGAATGATTAAAGATGCAAGTGTATCAGAATCAAGAGCATCGTCAGGTAAAGAGGGGGGATTAAAAACACAAAAAAAGAATAGAAAATTTGCTAAAGCAAAACCTAAAGCAAATAATGAAGATGTAATTGAAAATGAAGATGAAAATAAAGGTAAAGATGAAAAAGAAAAATATAGCGAATTTGTTTCTTTAAAAAAATCTGAGCATGAAAAACTAATTACCGGACATGGAGAACTAAACACTAAAAAATTCATTGAAGCTCTGAATAATTACAAAGCATCTTCAGGAAAGAAATACAAATCAGATTACCATGCGATACTGAACTGGGTAATCGAAAAAGTAAAAGGAGCTGATAAGCCTGTAAAAAATCTTGCATTAGACGAAAGCATTGAATAATTATGATAGACAACAAAACCATAAAATACGCTTTACAGAGTTGCGGAAATATTAAATTTCGTACAGATCGCTTTAATTTCCCTGCGGACAAATTCAAGGAAATAATAATACAAATTGGTACAGCAATAAGGCCTGAGTTTGTTATTGATAGTGAAAATAAGGATTTTTTTAATACGTTATATCATTGGTTTTTTAATATACCAGACAAGATTGATTTAAAAAAAGGACTTTATATTAAGTCAAATGTAGGGCGTGGAAAATCACTTGCTATAATGGTTTTTGAGGTTATATCGCAATGGTATAAGAAAAATAACAGTAGCTATAATAAGAATTTCGAGGTCAATGAAGTGTTGGAAATCGTTTTTAGCTATAAAGCTGACTTGACAAAATTTGACTTGACAAAAAACGACAAGATTATAAATACTTATAATGATTTAGGACGGGAGGGAACGAAAGATCAAAAAGAGGTTGTTTGCTTTGGAGAGCGAATAAATGTGATGAATTTAGTATTAGAAATGGAATACCTGAAGTTTCAAAGGCGCGGAATTCCATGTATCATTACAAGCAATTACGACTGGGATAGGTGTAAGCAATGGTATGGAGTTGAGATGGTAAGCAGATTTAACGAAATGTTTAACTATGTTGAGCTTATAGGCTTAGATCGGAGAAAAACACTACCGGAAAGTCACAAAGGAAAGAAATGAATGTTTAATTAAATAATAGAAGTTATGACACGTACATTAAATTTAGATTCACAGTTTACTCCAGTTGTTCAACCTGAAATTGAATACGATATGTTTCAGTTTAATGGTGGCGAGTGGCATATTAAGTTAAACACTAATATTGACTTTAAAAAAGTAGTTAAGGTTATAATAACTGCCAGAATTACAACCGGAGATGATATTATTAAATTACTAATAACATATGACGCATTGAAGCAAGCAGGAATAAAAGTTTTCGATTTGGTTATGCCATATATTCCTTATGCAAGACAGGATAGAAAATGTGAAGAAGGAGAATCGTTTAGCTTGAAAGTATTTGCCAATCTTATTAATTCTATGAATTTTGATAAAGTTTACACATTAGATTCTCATTCAGACGTAGCTCCTGCATTAATAAATAATTGTGAAAATATACCAAATAATGAGTATGTAGAGTGGGCTTATCATTATATTGCTGAATATGATAATGCTGAAATAACTCTTATATCTCCAGATGCAGGGGCTAATAAGAAAGCAAATAAATTAATGGAGACAGGACTGTTTCATGAAATAATTAAATGTGATAAAATTCGAGATACGAAAACAGGAACATTGACAGGATTTGAAGTTTTTGCAAATGACATTAAAGGAAAATGCTGTTTAATTGTTGATGATATATGTGATGGTGGTGGCACATTTATCGGAATAGCCAAAGAGTTGAAAAAGAAAAATGCAGGGAACTTATATTTATTCGTTACTCATGGAATTTTCAGCAAAGGGATTGAAGAGCTTAATAAGCACTTCAATGAAGTATTTTGCACTAATTCATTTAAAGATATAGATAATATTAATCAATTTAAAATACAGTTATGATAAATAGTTTATTAGTATCAGATGCGTATAAGCAAAGCCATCCATTTCAATATCCAAAAAGAACGAATAAGGTGTATTCTAATTGGACGCCGAGAAGCGATAAGTATGCAGCTACAAAAAACGGAGTTGTAGTGTTTGGAATACAAGCTTTTTTGAAGAAAATAACCAAACACTTTGACGAAAACTTCTTTAGCCTCCCGAAAATAGAGGTTATAAATTCTTTTAAAGAAGGGTATTTTAATTATTTCGGAGAAAAAGCTAATACTAAACATGTAGAAGATTTACATGACTTAGGATATTTACCCATAAAAGTAAAAGCATTACCGGAAGGTACTGTTTGTCCTATTGGTGTTCCTATGCTTACAATTGTAAATACACTACCAGAATTCTTTTGGATTACAAACTTTCTTGAAACAATAATGTCAACGGAATTATGGCTGCCAATGACTTCATCTACTATTGCTAAAGAATACAAAGATATATTAACGAAATGGTCTGATAAAACTTGTGATAATAAAGATCATATTCCTTTTCAGGCTCACGACTTCTCTATGAGAGGAATGAGCGGATTAGAGGCGGCTATGGCAAGTGGAGCAGGACATCTTCTTTCGTTTGTTGGTTCTGACACTATCCCTGCTGTCTATTACCTTAAAGAATATTATAATGCTGATCCATCAAAGGAAATGGTGGCAGTGAGTATTCCGGCAACCGAACATTCTGTTATGAGTATGGGCACTATGGATGATGAGATAGGGACATTTAAGAGATTGATTACAGAAACTTATCCAAATGGACTTGTTAGCATTGTTTCTGATACATGGAATTTATGGAGGGTGTGTACAAGATTTTTACCAAAACTAAAGAATGAAATATTATCAAGAAACGGGAAGGTTGTTATTCGTCCAGATAGCGGCGATCCTGTTGAAATAATTTGTGGTATTAACAGGCCAGAAATTGATCCGGCTCCACAATCGCCAACAGGAAAAGGAGTTGTAGAATTATTATGGGAGACATTTAGCGGTACAAGAAATTCTAAAGGATATAAGGTTCTTGATTCCCATATAGGAGTAATTTATGGTGATAGTATTACATTAGAAAGGGCAAATGAAATATGTGAAAGATTAGAACGAAAAGGACTTGCAAGTTCAAATATTGTATTTGGAGTAGGTAGTTATACTTACCAATATAATACCAGAGATACTTATGGATTTGCAATGAAGGCTACTTATGGAGAAATTAATGGAATAGGTAGGGATATTTACAAAGATCCTGTTACAGACGATGGAATAAAAAAGTCAGCAAAAGGACTATTGCAAGTTTACAAGGAAAATGGAATTATTAAAGTCAAAGATCAATGCTCTATTAAAGAAGAAAATTCTGGATTATTACAAACAATATTTCTTAATGGATCATTAATCAAAGAAACATCTTTAAGCGATATACGTAAAAAACTATGGAAAATCAAGACTTAGCAATCAAATTCAATAACTTTTTAGACAACGACTTAAAGCCTGGCACTTGGTATAATTGCAAAGATATCACTAAACAAATAATACTAACTAATAAATAGATGAGATGAATTTAACTGAATGGATTACAAAAGAAGATTTAAGCATAAAAGAATTTACTAAAGAGTTTTGTAATGTGGTAAAAGAAAACTTCGGCGAGCATAACTACAAATGTGTATTAGACAGTGTACATAAGCACTTAGCAAGCGGGGTTGAAGCAAGTAATAGGCAAACATTATCTATACAAAGCGTCTCTTATTCTGCCGATGAGGTGGTAAATGAATTAGAACAAAGCGATACGCTTGATGATGCACTAATGTTCTTTAGGCAACAGAGTGAAAGTATTAACCAACAAGGAGAATAACCAATAAAACCTGCTAAGTAACATACGAATAAATTTGACAGGTAAAAGGTAAAATTGTAATATTGTGGAATACTAAAAGATAAAACTATACATGAACGAATACGATGTAAAAAGACTTATTGAAATGGAGTCGATTAAAGCCGAGATCGAAGCTATGAAAATAGCTAATCAGGAAAGAGACTTGCCAAGCGAGGCTGCTGCTTATTCTTCGTCAAATTTTTATGAAAAAGCAGAGGAATTAAGGATATTAGCATCTAAGCATAATGACCAATTATATTAAAACATGGAAAAATTTGAAAAAAACATAATATTCAACAATGAGCATTTAACGGTAGCTGGGTATTCCCGACAAACCGGAGGTAATGATGAGCCGAAAGATGTTGAGATTGAAATTGATCTGATACTTGACATTGACAATATTGATGTTACTGAGAAGTATAGAGTTGATTTTGAGGATATTAAAACTAAAATTGAGTTATGAAAGAAAGGAAAATATTTGAATCTTATGAGTTTAGTAACGAATTCATAGACCATAATAATGGTGGCAGTACTAAAAAATACGCTACTGTATTATTAGAGATAGATTACACCAACAGAGAATTCTCTATAATACCAGAAAGCAAAAATGATAACCGCTTTTTATTTGCAAAAAGTAGAAAACCTGAACTATGGCAAGCCGTGGCAGAATTGATAATAGAAGCAATTCAATTCGGGGAAGCGAGACTTAAGGAAGATGGAGAATAATAAAACAATAGCAATGATACCAGCCGACAATGACGGTAATTTTCTATTTTTAAAAGACCTACGTCAAGAGAGCGGTAAAATATACCTTAAATACAGAAGTACTTTTAACGATGTGCCATTTTTTGAAACAGAAATACACGCAGTAGATAACGGAGCAAATTATGCAATTACCGGAGATGATGGTACTGTTTTATATAGGTTTTCATCAGGTTGGTTAAAAAAGATAAAATAATGAACTTTACAGATATGTTTAAAAAGAAATTGGCTATAACATACACTATTCAAGCGTTGTTAAATCCTCACATCCTACCAAAGGATAAAAAGCGACTGAAAGCCAAATATAAAAGATTGACCAGGAAATCATTTAATGTAGATTTGATTTGAAAGACATGAATAAACTAAACACAAATCTTGTAATATCGTCAAATATTAAAGTGTCGTTACTTAACGTACTGGAATTAATAAAGAAAGATATAACCTCACGTGAAAAATTCCAATTAGTTAAAGAAATCGAGGCTATTGATAAATTGGTTGATATGCAGGAGTTATTAATAAAAAACTTGATAAATGCAAAGACCGTTTAGAATTCTTAGAAAGTGGAATTATTACGCATGGCAGATCCAATTAATGGATACCGGAGAAATTATTAATGTATATTTTTGGAATAAAAACACTATTTACAATCATAACAATCGCATTCTTAATTGAAGAGATTAGACTATGCAAGCAATAAGAAATTGCTTCTGTGGTATGGTAGGAATAAACGAAAATACATAAAATTATATGACCCAGAAAGAAATTGACAAAATACTAAAAAGCGGTTGGAGTATAACGATTTATTACGATGGAGATATTGCCTCAGATCACAGGTTTATCAATGATGGTAAGGGAAAATTAACGACAAAGAAGATAAATGACCGACAAACAACTAACAGATAAAGCAAGAAACATTCATAGGCTTCAATACTGGGCAAAATCAGAGGAGGAGTATAGCGAACTTCAAAAAGAATTGGATGAAGTTGAGGCAGAGATGATTAATAGGTTAATTTTGAAAAACGATTAATTTTAACTAAATTTGTAATATGGATAATAAATTTAGAATCTGGGATAACAAAGAAAATAAATGGCTATTTGGCTATGAGTATAAGAATTTAGGTGGATTTTCATTATTAGGAGAAACTGTATTATTCGGTGAAATTGGCTCAGAAATAGACATAAAAAGATTAAATGATTATATTATTGAGCAATTCACAGGCTTAAAGGATAAGAATGGAGCAGAGATTTATGAAGGGGATATTATTGAGTTTTACTTACATTGCAATCCTGTTGGCTCAAGTTATGACAAACACATTGGAGTAATAGTCTATGAATATGGGTGTTTCTATATTGAATATAATTCATTTTGGGTTAATGACAATCCATGTAAAAGACTTCTCGAAGAATTTTACTACTCAGAAGAAAGTCGTTATGTTCCAAATGTAGGAGATGTTTATGATAGGTCTGAAATTCCAAAAAATGAATTATCTATAATCGGAAATATTCATCAAAATAACCCGCTTAGACTTAGAAAAACTAAAAGTCCATAAAGCTCAGAATTTGTACAAATGGTTAACCGGAAACGAACTAACAATACAAAAATAAAGAAGAAATTACCATGTTAGAGAAGTTATGAGCCACTACAGAGAAGCAACAATAGAAAGAATGTCAGAACTTGCTAAAGCTATAGCGAATACAGGTATGAGTATCGATGATATTAACAGAAGTATAGGAAGCCTAAGAGCGTCGCTAAAAGACACAAGTGCATTTCATCTATCAGCCAATGATGCAATTACACCAAGAACAGCATATTTTCCAAAAGAGAATAAAACTAACTGCATTAACTGTGCCGGTAATCAAATAATAAACGGCAAATGCCAACATTGTGGAACTAAGTATTAAAGAAATGAGCAAAAAAGGAAACCCATACGATTTAACAGATAGATAATGGCATACACAAAAGCACAAATAGACAAAATATTCAATGAAATAATAAACCTTATTGAACAAGGCGACTCATTACGCTCTATATTGCTTAGTCTTAATATGCCGTCAAGTAGAACGTTTTATAAATGGATAGATGAAAGTGATGATAAAGTAAAACGATACGCGCGATCCTGTTATCTGCGATCAGAGATATTATTCGATGAAATAATTGATATATCAGACGATAATAAGCGTGATAGACGTACTTTAAAGGATGGACAAGAGGTTGTAGACCATGAAGTAATAGCAAGAAGTAGATTAAGAGTTGATACACGCAAATGGATTTTATCAAAAATGAATCCTGAGAAGTATGGGGATAAGGTTGATGTTACTACTAAAGGCGACAAGGTTAACAGACCTGAGACAATCAAAGAACTGCAAGAAAAACTCAATATTCTAAATAAAGAGTTGAAAGGTTAGAAATCTTTTTTGTTTTTGCGCTACCACCTTAGAATATATGTAATATTTACATGACAGAATTAGAAAGAATACAAAAAGAAGTTAAGAGAGCAGAGATAAAAGTAAAGATTAAAAGGTTAAATAAGATCAAATCTGCTCAATCTGACTTTTGGTCTTTCTGTCAGTACATTGACAAGGAATATTTCTCAGACAATAAGGCTCATTTAATCCAAATAGCCGATATATTTCAAAAAGTAAAAGACTCATACGATAAAGGCATATCGTTAAAAGTTGCTATTTCTATATTTCCTCGTGCCGGAAAATCTTATATTACCACCTTGTTTTGTGCGTGGATGTTAGGGTATTATGACACAGGTTCGATAATGCGTAATTCATATTCAGCGAGATTGGCAGAAAAGTTCAGTTATGACACAAGGGATATAATCAACAATCCAAAATACAAAGATATATTCCCCGACATTAGTATGTCAAAGGATAAAACAGCAGTAACAGGATGGAATTTATCAACAGCTAAACAAGTTACTTATTTCTGTGCGGGCGTAGGAGGGTCGATAACGGGCTTCGGATGCGATCTCCTTTCGATACTTGATGATCCGATTAAGAATATAGAAGAAGCATTAAGTGAGGTTATATTAGATAATAAATGGAATTGGTACACTTCGACTCATAAATCAAGACATGAGAATAATTGTCCTGAAATACATATAGCTACCAGATGGAGCAAGAAAGACATGATAGGACGGCTAAAAGAGCTTAATTATTTTGATTATGGTATTGACATACCAGCCCTGATAGATGGTGAGTCGAGTTGTCCTGAGACTATTTCAACAGAAAGCTTTATTAAAACAAAGAATTTATTAGATGAGTTTGTATGGGATGCCCTCTATCAACAAGAGCCGATAGATGTAAAGGGATTATTATTTCCTATTGATGATCTTAATAGATATTCCTTAGATGAACTAAATAAAGAGCCTGATAGCGTTATATCGGTAACAGACATAGCTGATGAAGGTACAGATTATTTATGTAATCCTATTGCTCAGATATTTGGTACAAAAAAATACATTACAGACGTTGTATTTACTCAGGATAAGGTTGAAATAACACTCGGGAAAGTGGCTCAAAGTATCATAGATAATAATGTTGTAAGGCATAGATGTGAGGCTAATGCAGGTGGTAAAACGTATGCTCTTAATCTCAGAGAACTTATCAAAGAAGAAAGCCGTTGTTTTATTGAATGGAAACAAACAACATCAAACAAAGAAACCCGTATTATCATGAGATCAGGTGAGATTATACGAGATTTCTGGTTCAGGAACGACTATGATCCCGGCAGCGACTATGAAAAGTTTATGAATAATCTAACGAGTTATGTGGCCGGTGGTAAGAACAAGCATGATGACGCTCCTGATGGACTTACAATAATGTGTGAACTTTTAGGCAAAAGAAAGCGTAGAGCTTATTAATTTTACTATATTTGTGCTATGAATATACCAGAAAAAATACAAATAGGCGGCGTTACATGGGATATTGTCAAAGATAATGGTGCAATGGACAGGGCAAGGCGCTATGGTGAATGCAATTACTCCTTATCAATAATTAATTATCAAGACGAAGTAGATGGAAAGAAAAGAAAAAAAGGGGCAATAGAAGAAACAGTTATACACGAGTTGCTCCATGCTGTATTAAATAGTGTTGGAGAAATAGACTTATCAAGTAATGAAAAATTTGTCTCCCAAACATCAGGACTATTACATCAAATTATAAATCAATTAATATGAAATTATGGGTAAAAAAGGACAAATAAGCAGAGAGGATATTATTAGCGATGATTGTATAAATCAAGTTAATAAAATGTCTCAGTCAATCAAAGTGCTGAATAAAGAAGTTCAGAAATTTGCAGAAAAGTACAACATTAAACTATCTAAGGTATGGACTGAAATAAAAAAGCATTATGAAAACAAATAAATACATAATCAAATTCACTGTAACTACCTACACAAGCAATCCAAAAGTAATAGGAGGTAAGCCCTTTCCAAAAAAGGAAACATTTACTAAGTGCTTAACGCTATCGAATATCAAAGACGATACAACACCGGAACACTTCTTAAAAGCGTTCATGGATAGTATTCTTGATGATTGTAAGCAGCGCAAAATCAAAGCAGAAGAAAAAGACATTGATATATTGATTATTTCTTTGATAGATAGTTATTAATAACTAACTTTGCTCAGTCATAGTTTTAGTTTAATAGCTTAAAGCCTTGCAGAAATGCGGGGCTTTTTGTTTTAAATAAATAACAAATCAAAATATATTTTCATGTTATGTAACATATTTCCGAAAAGTTTACTATATTTGTAAATTATTATTGCAAGAAAAAGCAAAGGTAAACGACAAGAAAGTGTCTTATGCGTAAGATCACATGAAATTAGAACTATCCCAAATCAAGGATTTAATCGACAATCCTTCGAATGCTGCTACTATATTAATAGCACAAAAAGAACACAAGAAACTGAATATGCACGTTAATGGCGTGGGAATTCAAGGATACTTAGGATTCATTCAGAACTACGAAAACGAAGATCAGAAAAAATTAAGACATAAACTTGCACGATCTAACAAGTCAAAATTCACCAATCTATTAAGGCCGGTTGATAAAATATTTTCAGCTAAAGGAGGCTCTCGGCATTATGATTTGAGAGATGAAAAAGCTTTTAAAGTGAAATTAAGATCGCTTAATAAAGGAGGCTCGCTTCAAAAATGGATTGAAAATCAATGGTTAAATAAATATATCACAGACCCGAATGGTATTGTCTTAATGGAGGTCAAAGATTCAGAATGTTATCCAACACTTAAGTCAATTAACTGTATTTTAGACTATCAGAAGACAGGTCGCCAATATGAGTATATCATATTCGAACCTATAAAAACAGAAGAAGGAAACTATTACAGGGTTATTGATGATGATTTCGATAGGATGGTCAAATATTCCGGTTCAGAAATAACAGAAATTGAAGATCAAACATTTCCCAATCACTGGGGGCGTGTTCCGGCGGTTGTTAATAGCGATATAATTGATCCTATACATGATAAAAAGATAAGTCCGATTGATGCAGAAACAGAGCTTGCCGACGAACTACTTAGAGATACTTCAATACGTACCATATTTAAATTCTTATTTGGATTTCCGAGATATTGGGAGTACATGAGGGACTGTAAACAATGTAAAGGAAGTGGACAATTAAAAGGAGAAGATTGTCATTATTGCAAAGGAACAGGATATCAATTAAAACGAGACGTATCAGAGATTTTAGGATTGGAATTTCCGGCGGATGGAGAAACACCAGTTAGTCCTGATGTAGCGGGTTACGTTGTCCCTCCGATTGAAATGCTTCAAGAAATGCGAACAGAAGCAGAGTGGTTTACAGCAGCGATACATTATTCTCATTGGGGTACTCATAACGTTGATAAGGAGCGACAAGAAACAGCAACAGGGCGGTTTATTGATGTACAGCCTGTTAATGACAGGTTAAACAAATACAGTGATGCAGCGGAGTTTATTGAGGGTGTTATTACTGATTTTATTGGTGAGTTCCACTATGAAAATTACAAAGGCAGTTCAATTAATTACGGTCGTAGATTTCATATAGAGACAGCTGATGCAGTCTGGGAAAGGTACTTAAAAGCGAAAAAAGACGGTGCTTCAAAGGTTACTCTTAATTACTTACTTATTGAATTTTACCAATCAGAGTTTCATAATGATTCTGTTGAATTGGCATATCAAATTAAACTAATAAAGATTGAGCCTTTCGTGCACAGTACGGATAAGGAGATACTTGGTGCTAAAATTGAACAAGAAGATTATTTAAAAAAGATTTATTTTCCTGAGTGGTTAAAAACAATCACAAGGGATGCAATATTGTTTGGTGACGATACGAAGCTAAACAGCCAATTAATTGAATATGTTAAACCAAAAATCCAAAAAAATGAAACAGAAATTGTATAATGAAGTTACCATTGGCAATGTCAAGCGTGGTAATTTAGAGTATGGAAAAGACGAAACTATCCGTACAGTAAGTATTTCAGATGAAGATGCAAGAAATCTGAACGTTAAAGATGATGTTAAGGTTCGTAAAACAAAGTTTGTCTTATCTGACGAATGGAAAAAAGGAGAAGCGAAGCGCAAAAAAGATTCTGAAAAGAATAATCCGGTCGCTAAACTTAAGGCTAAAGACGCTGAAATTACAGAATTAAAAAAGCAATTAGCTGAATTACCAAAAGCGAAGGAAGAAGCAAAGAAAGAACCTAAAGAAGAAGCAAAAGAAGAGGTAAAGGAAGAAGCAGAAGCAACCAAATAAACCAGAAGATATGTTGAAAAAAGAAACTATCGAGCAATTAGCTAAGAACAATGGCTTGGATGCTCAGATATTGACCGATGCGATAACATCGGATGAAGAAAAAGACTTGGAGATTACCGAGTTAAAAGACTTAAAGGTCGAGGGTGTAAACATCTTTACAGATGAATCACTTGAAACACTCAAAGAAACAATAGGAAAAGAAGCTGCTAAGAAAGGCGGCAATACTATT